TGGGAGGACATAAAAGTCACAATTAGTCGAATTAAGTAATAATTAAGAGCGATGGAACAGTTAACTGAAACAATAACCCTTGACATGGAAGAAGCCAACGAGTTGGCGTTTAAGATACAGGTTGAAGGTGCATCATCCCCAGCAAAGGTTCGTCTTGTCTGCGAAAGCGGTGACGTGTCTTATATGTTCAATGGAAAAGGAACATCAGAAGACGGTGTTGTACAATTCGTCATTCCTCAGATGAAAGAGAAGCTTTCAGAAGGAACATACTCCGCCAAGGTTGAAGTACTGATCGAAAACAGATATTTTTCACCTGTGCAATTCCAGATCAACTTTAAGAAGGCCATGAAGGTATTCGCAGAGTCAATACAGGTCAAGCCAATCATGTCGAAGCCTGAAATAAAGGTTACAGCTTCGGCCCTACCTGTCGCAGTACAACAAAAGAATGAACCTAAACCCATCGTCGTCGAGCAGAGTCGACAGACGTCTGATGAGCAGAATGAGATAAAAGAAGCGTTGAGTCTCGTCAATACGTTAAAACAAAAGTATGCTTCTTTGATTGAAAAACAGCAAAACGTACACAATGCTGATCCTGTAAAAGTTAACAAGTCAGTGTCTACGTTGGCGCAAAAATTCAAGAAGAACATGTGAACATGCCCAACGCCAAGACTATAAGAAAGTTTATTCGTGAAGAGTTGAAAGGCGTTTATTTTTTCGGATTGAAGAAATGCCAGCCTGAAGATGTGCAATCGGGTTGGCCTAGGTTGTACGAGTACTTGTTGAAAAATTATGGTGATTTCATCAAGGGGTGTAAGTTTGCTATAAAAAAGAACGATAAACTACAGCCTGGCGTTCCTTATATTTTGTTGCCTGACAAGAGCTCTTCTGTGTTGACGTGGAATGATAGCAAAAAGTCTCCATGCTTTTCTCATGACGAGAATATTGCCGTTGCGATCGCAAGATTAAAATAAAGTTTGATTGTGATTTCCTCCATATTTATGTGTGGAGGAGCGCATGCCCAGCTTCAACGACACGATAAATCCAACTCCTTTTTCTTTCTTTGACAGCGATACCGTGTTTCAGACTGAGGCTGACGCGATGGTTACTTTCGTCAAAAGAAAGCTAGGCGATGACGTCCTTTCAGTTGAGCTAACACGCAAAGAAATATGGGCATGTTTCGAAGAGGCTGTCTGCGAGTACAGCAGGCTTATACACGAAACAAAGATTACTTCAGAATTGACGAATGTTTTAGGCAATTCGACATCGACAAACCTGACAAACAAATACGCCAGACAATCCCTTGAGTATCTTCTTAGGATGGCTGAGCCATACGCGACTGAGGCTTTCGTTGGAGGTTCATACAACGCAACGCTAGGATATCTTGAATTGCAAAGCGGTCGACAAGATTATGACATTTACTCAGAGGTAAAAGACATCGTTTCAGGAAGCAATGTTTACAACTCTCTGCCTTCAGGATCAAAAGGTAAATTAAAAATCGTTGAAATATTTCATTTTGAACCTTTGGCTGCACAGACGTTTCTTCTCAACGCATCCAACGTTACAAACTTTCTTGCGACAAACTTCAACTATGAGTCATACGTCAATTCGACTGTTTTTTACGTGTTGCCGATCTTTGAAGACGTTCTTCGACGTGGAATGCTGGAGTCAGCGTTTAGGGTTAGAAGATCTAACTACTCCTACGAGGTGTTAGGCTCAAAACTAAGAATCTATCCAATACCTACAACAGATCTTCAAACGGGCAAGCTATACATTAAATTGATGCCGCCACATGATCCGTATAACCCTACGGCTTACACGGATGACTCTATCAATGGTATCTCAGGTCCAAACAATTTCCCGTTGGATAATTTGCCATTTGCGACGATAAATCAACCAGGTCGTCAATGGATACGACAATATACGCTAGCGCTTTGTAAAGAGCTGCTAGGATTGATTCGTTCAAAGTTTCAAAACATTCCCATACCGAACGCTGATCTGCAGCTAAATGGAGAGGCATTGGTCAGCCAAGGCAGAGAAGACAAGGACAAGCTTGTCACCCAGATGAAAGAGTTCCTTCTCAACATGACGCATGCAAAGATGCTGGAGTCTGATGCCCTCGCCGCCGAGAACCTGAACAAGCAGCTTCGGTTTATTCCGATGCCTCTTGGAAAATCCATAACAATAGGCTAAGGTAAAAATGGCAAGGTTATTTTTAACTCCTCGTGAACTAAACTTCATATCCGACATTACCAAAGAGATAATGAAGGATGTCATCGGCCAGAAGGTCATTTATTATCCCATTTCTGAGATAAAGACAAAGACACATGGTGTTTATAACGAAGCCATCAAAAAGATATATGACAACCCGATAATCATCGATGCCTTGGTCAACAATGAGTTTCAGACAGAAACGAAGATCGACAAGTTTGGTGTCGATGCTCAATATAAAATTGAGGTATACATTCAACATCGTGATCTCATAGAAAAAGGAATAAATGTTAGCATAGGTGATTACTTTTCTTTTTCAGATATTTTTTATGAGATCACTGAGAGGTCTTTCATTCGTAACATTTATGGTATGGCTGAGCACAAAGACGGCATACGCATCATCGGCACGAAGGCTCGTCAAGGTCTATTCGATGCTCCCGTCGTGGGCCCGACAGACATCAGCTACACTGATCCTGACGCCGTGCAACAGACGTTCGTTCAGCAACGAGGCATCGATGACAACCCTAACGATCCGAACGGTGACGTCAGAGACCTAGTCAAGAATGGCGTGCTCGATGGACCTTTGACGGGACAGCGTGAGGTGTCGCCAAAAGGTGATGTCTCACGTGTAGGATCGTCTTTCTACGACGAGGATTGAGGAAACAATGACGACCAGGTTCAATGCTAAAGATGCTGTAAACTATAACGTTCAAGGTGTCAAGTCAGGATATGACGGCCTAAAAAGCGACCTGTTCATTCCCTCGTGCGGAATAGAAGACGTCGACGTCGCCATGTTCAACCTGTTTGACCAGGAGATACAGCTTTCTGTAGGCGAAGCCAACGATTTCAAGAAGGTTCCTGTCATCTTCGCCGCAGGTGAAAAATGGGCTCTTCTTAAAAAAGGCAAGCCAATACGAGACAGAAACAACACGTTGATACTGCCTCTTGTCACCATCATGCGATCACAGGTCTCACAGCAACCCGCCGACGACATTGTCGGAAGAGGAATAAATCAACAAACGGGTGAGATCGTCGTCAGAAGAAGGTTGGATGAGTCCGACAGGGACTATCAGAATTTAATCAACAAAACGTTCATAGAGAACCAAAAAAATGTCGCCGTGAACATCAATCCTGTTGAAAATCAACTGATGACAGCAAGAAAGATCGGTGACCTTCAAAACGAGCTTTTCGTCAAACGAGGAGGACTGCTTCAATCGCATAGAAGAAACAACATCTTCGAGACCCTCGTCGTTCCATCACCACAGTTTTATACAGCTACCTACGAGATATCGATTTGGGCGCAGTACATGCAGCACATGAATCAGATAGCTGAAAAAGTCATGTCGTCATTCCTTCCGCAGGGTCGCGCTTGGAAGTTGACGACCCCAAAGGGATATTGGTTTGTTGCCATGGCTGAAGACTCCAGCTTTGAGACCGAGACGAATTTTGAAGACATGTCGACATCAGAAAGGTACATGAAGATGAAGCTATCCATTCGTGTTCCTGCATATGCTTGGGCGACAAAATCCCCAGGTGCTCCCGTGCCTGTCAAACGTTACGTGTCTTATCCTATCATTAAATTCGATGTTTCTGTTCCAAATGCACCTGATGTCCCTGGTGTCAATGAGGTGACTGACAACTTCATGTTGGGGAGCGACGATCCCACACTTCCTTTGCAGAATGACGCCAATGTTAGACCCGATCAGCGTGAACCAGGGTGGAATATCCGTCGGACACAAAGGACTTCAGAAGATGAGCATGACGCAAATGATCCCGCTGCAAAGTCGTATCCTCGCGGTCTGTCACCCTATCCATACGAAAAGGTCATGATCGGAGGTGAGACGAAGTACGTAAGGATCACGAATGTCAATCAGACAAGCGGTGAAACCGTGTATGCTGCCACCGACCTTGAAGGTCTTAAGTTAATAAGCGTCGATTAATCGACGTAAGATTGAATTTTGAATTTTACAAGGATACTTATTAATCAGCAAAGGTTCTGATTCCGAAGGAGAACAGTAATGGCCGAGCAAGTTTTTAGATCTCCAAATTTTTACGAAAGAGAAATCGATCTGTCCGCACCTACCACGGGAGGACCCGTTGGAACGCCTGCGGGCGTGATTGGTCTTTCAAAGAAGGGTCCCGCCTTCGTTCCGGTCACGGTTGCAAATTTTGGTGAGTTTACCACGACATTCGGCGGTCTGGACACGAAGTATTTTGGTCCTTACGCTGTCAATGAGTTCCTGAAGAACAGGACGGCTCTCACTTACATGAGGGTTTTGGGTGCAGGCGCTAACTCAACGATCAATGACGTTTCAGACACAGTTTCAAAAGGAACCGTCAAGAACGCGGGATTCAAGCTGTTAGGCGTAGCTGGTGACGACGACCCGGGCCGACATGTTGGTGCCGTGCAGTTCTTGGCGGCTGAACACACCGTGAGAACCAAAGAAAACTTTGGCATGCCGATGTTCAGTGACAACAACACATTTCCTGGAATAACTCCTGGAACGGATGTTGTCAATCTTGTCAGAGGCTTGGTGATGACCACCAATACGTCGAGAATGATGATCCTGACAGGAAGCCATGCGACTCCTGTCACGGGTTCACCTTCAGTCTTTTCAGCTGTCACAGATGAAGCGACTGCAGCGGACGTTGATGGAAAGCCTAAGATCAAGATCTACATCTCTTCTTCTTTGGGATCGACTTTCGCCAATGACGAAGGAATACCTGGTATTAGAATCTTCACTGCTTCTTTTGATCCTTCAGCTGATGATTATTTTGCAAAGGTTTTGAATACCGATCCCGACAAATTCTTTGAAGCGCAGCATTACCTCGCGGCAGACTTTGCTGTCGACGACCAGGTTGCCACAGTCGAGGATGGAAACTATGTCGCTGTGCTTTCCGGTTCATCAGCAGTTAGCGCTGTGTCAGGTGACCCTTCGCTTGAGTTCCGTGAAGCATTCGGTTCATATAACACTCGTTACACAACGCCATCTACTTCATGGTTTATATCACAACCTTATGGTGCCACTGAGTACGATCTTTTCAGGGTAGAGTCACTTGACGACGGAGAGTACGCCAACAAGCTTTACAAGATTTCTATCACTAACATCAAGTCATCGCCTGACGATTCGAACAAATATGGAACGTTTAATCTTCAGATACGTGATTGGAGCGACTCAGACATTACTCCTGTCATCATCGAGCAGTTCACAAATTGCACGCTTGACCCAGATTCACCAAACTATATTGCGAAGCTGGTTGGTGACAAGGATTTGTTCTTCCACTTCGACGCGTTCGACCCTAGAGAGCGTCGACTTATCACGAATGGAACTTACGACAATAAGTCAAAGTATGTCAGAGTCGTGATGTCCGACATTGTCAGTAAAAAGCTTGTTCCTCCAACATGTCTGCCGTTCGGTTTTAGAGGACCATCATTCCTAAAAACGAACAACAACTTGTCTGCGCTTGACATGATGCCTACAGGCAGCGGCCGCTTGGCAGGAGTTCTTCCAAACGCAGGAACGCACCTGCTCTCAGGATCTGTTCTTCCTCCTCTTCCGTTTAGGTACAAGGTCACACGTGGAGAAGTTAAATCATCGGGTGTAAACTATGCCGGTGAGGCTGGTCCGAAAGAGGTCACTTTGCCTTCTTTGTACTGGGGTATTAAGTTTGAAAGAAACGGCATTAGTTCCGAAGACGATGTTCTTAATGCAAACGTCTTGAACGAAAAGAACAAGTTGCTTGATTCTTTGACAAACTTTATGGGAATCATGAAACTTGACGTGCTGCACACAGGCAGTGGCGCTGACATGTTCAATAACAATAAGTTCACATTGGCAAAAGTTGCATTTAGAAATGAGACCGTGACAGATGTGACGGGTTCAGCCGCAGCCCACATGAAGGAGACGGCATACATTAGAAATGCACGACCAGATACAACAACTTACACGGTCGAAGATAATGGAATCAACAGGGTGACTTTTGCTACGCTTCTTGCGAAGTCGAACGCAAAAGAGTCAGGATTGAACCCAGCTGCTTTCAATAGATTCTCACCCTTCTTGAAGTTCACGAACATGATGTATGGCGGTTTTGATGGCGTCAACATGCTCGACAGAAACGCAAGAAGAATTAATGACAAATCGCTATCTTTCGATTCTGCGACAGGCGGCGGCGCCGCAGCGTCTTATGTTCCTGTAGGATTCCCAAGCGTAGTTTCAGGAACAGGAAAAGACAACAATGGCGTCGCATCGTTTATGTCAGCAGTCGACATGATGACAGATCCTTTCAAGGTAGGAATCAACATCCTAACGTTGCCTGGCGTACGCGAGGAATACATCATGGATCAAACCGCCAAGAAGGTTCGTGATTATGGTTTGGCGCTTCATCTGATGGATATTCCATCGTATGATGATTCAGGCAACAGGCTTTACGATGATTCGACGACCAAGCCGAATATTCGCACCACGGCGGCGGCATTCGACGCCCGAGCGATAGACAACAATTACGCTGCGACATACTTCCCAGACGTCTTCATAGATGACGCTACGAATGTTCGTCGTATCAAGGTTCCTGCCTCAGTCGCCGCTCTCGGTGCCTTGAGCTTCAATGACAAGGTTGCTTATCCTTGGTTTGCTCCTGCTGGTTTCAACAGGGCGGCCCTTGATTTCGTCACAAACGTCGGTGTTAGACTGAATGTGGGTGACAGAGATCGATTGTACGATTCAAGGATCAATCCAATCGCAACGTTCCCACGTCTGGGATATGTGATTTACGGACAAAAGACGCTGCAAATAAACAAGTCTGCTCTTGACAGGGTCAACGTTAGACGTCTTTTGCTCGAGGTCAAGCGAATTATCATTGGAATAGCACAGAGAATTGTGTTTGAGCAAAATACACCAGCGGTTAGAAATCAGTTCGTTTCACAGGCGGTGTTCCAGCTTTCGCTTATCCAAACACAAGCAGGAGTTGAAGCATTCCAGGTCGTTATGAATGAGACTAATAACACGCAGGACGATGTTGACCTCAACAAGCTCAATGGTCGAATTGTCGTGGTACCCACGAGGGCGATCGAGTTCATAGCGATCGACTTCATTGTTACAAATGCCGGCGTGCAGTTCGTTTGAGAAATTTGAATCTAACAGAATAGTTAGCATGTAGATCGGGAGTCATAGATGGCACAGCTAAAATTAGGAGCAGCAGGAGTAACAGCTAACGAGATTGACATCTCAGGACCGGTAGCCACACCGCCGACAGGTATTCCTGCCGGTGTTGTCGGAACCGCAAAGAAAGGTCCGGCATTCGTTCCTATCAACGTAGGAACAAGGCAGGACTTCGAAGCCAAGTTTGGCACAGTCGACAGCAAGCATTTTGGTCCGATGGCCGTTCTTGAGTGGCTAAGAAATGCAAAGTCTGTGGTCTTTCTTCGAGTTCTTGGTGTCGGCGACGGAAAAGAAAGACAAGACGCCAGTGGTCTTGTTCCTGGTTCCGTCACCACAGCAGGCTTCGTTGTAGGTGAAAATCAGCCTAGTGGATCTTCTGGCAAACTGGACAGCAATCCTTACGCAAATCTTTTTGGCGACTCTGGAAGGACATACTTCCTGGGCGGATTCATGTCAGAGTCCGCTGGCTCTAAGTTTTTTAGCGAAGCAGGTCTTCAGACTGTAGGCGACAACATCGCTGCTCCAATAGTTAGAGGTGTTATAATGGCAGCTTCAGGCGTCGTTCTGAGGCTTTCATCATCACTCACAGGCTCATCGGATTCTTCAAAGCCAACTACGGGTCAGATAGGATCGATCAGCCAGCCCCTTCGTGGTTCAACGATTGGAACAGTGACGCTGACTGACGGTACCGCCATGAAGCAAGAGTTCGTTCTTCTGCTGAACGGCCATAAGGGTCTCGATGCAAACAGTCCGAACGTCGTCACTGCTTCTTTTGATCCTATCTCCAACAATTACTTTGGCAACGTTTTGAACACTGACCCATACAAGCTTCAGGAAAAGGGTCACCTGCTGTATGCACACTGGGATATCCATCCCAGCCTTGCGACGATAACTGGTGTTGGCATCTTGTCGGCTTCACACGGAGCCGACGCGGGTGGAACATTCTACTTGGACAAGACAGGCGTTGAAAACTCAGCTTTCTTGTTGACATCCTCACAGGCAAGAAATGTTGGAACTAGCACAGTTCCTAACTTTGAAAACTTTGAGGATAGGTTCTCGTACGCTAAATCTCCGTGGGTAATATCACAGAAATTTGGTGGTAAACCTCAGAACCTGTTTAGATTGCACGCTCTTGATGCAGGACAAGACATTTCATCTCTCTACAAGATATCGATAGAAAACATTACGCCTTCTGCTGATCTAAACAGCAAGTATGGTTCTTTTACTATCAAGATCAGGAACTGGGAAGACAGAGACCAGCAGCAACAGCTCATCGCTTCAAACGAAACTTTCACAGTAGACCTAAACCCTGTATCCAACAGGTACATTGGAAAGGTCATCGGAGACGTTCACGCTTACTACGACTTCGACAGAGACGACGAAGAGCAAAAGCTCGTCGTTGAAGGAAACTATCCCAACAAGTCGAATTACGTTCGCGTTGAGGTTCATCCCGACGTTGAGAATGGATTCGTCGATCCATCGGCTCTTCCAATGGGCTTCCGTGGAATTGCACACCTCGTCACGTCAGGATCGACGATCTTTCCATCGTTGCCCAACACGACAGGACCATCGGCGGGTGGCGTTGACACAGCCGGCCTTAATGCCTTCCGACGAGCCGTGACACCACCAGTTCCCATGCGTGCGAAGGTGTCGGACGGCGTTGTTGGTGACCCTCAAGAGACCCAAAACAACAAGTATTACTGGGGTGTTCAGTTTGAGCACGTTGAAAACGTTACAAAACCGAACGCTTCAATTCTCAAGAACACGTCGATCAAGAGCTTCGCGAAGTACTTCCCTGATTTTGCAACCGTCGACATGCCGTTCATCGTTGGTGACAACGCCGGCGCTGCTGACACGGCTGCCAACGGAATCCTCGACTCCGACAGATTCAACAGGAACGTCTTCAGCCTTGAGAACGTCAAGGTCGTAACAGGATCATCAGGATTGGCCGACGTGCTGAAATGGGTCGACGCAACGTACATAAGAAACGGAAACATAGGCGTCGATTCTGCAGCCAAGACAAGACCATTCCAGATCAAGGACTTGGCCGAGACAGCCAACAAGACATATGCAAAGTTCACGTTCTTGCTTCAAGGCGGATTCAATGGCGTCAATATCTTCAATGAAGACGAGGCCACGCTAAGCAACAGCGCCGTCTCGGACGACATGGTGTTCGGCAATGGTCGCTTCTTGAATGACGGTCCTAACGTCAAAACATACGTCAAGGCCGTCGACATCATGAAGAACACCGTCAACATGGACATTCAACTGTTGGCGATACCTGGAATTAGGCATCCCATCGTGACAGACTACGCCACCGTGGCCACAGAGGATCGTTTCGATGCCCTGTATGTCATGGACATCGAGCAGTTTACACAAGATGGAACAGAGTCCATCAACGAGGTCAGAAAGCAGACAGACATCACATCGGTCTACAACACGCTTTCAAGCTTCCGCGATAGGAACGTCGATTCATCATTCGCAGCGGCATACTTCCCTGACATCCTGTACAAGGCACCTGACGGTAACAACGTCTTCGTTCCGCCTTCGGTTCTTGTCCTTGGAGCCATGGCACTTAACGACGCCGTTGGTCATCCTTGGTTTGCCCCCGCAGGCTTCACACGCGGTGCGGTGCCACGTGACGTTGCCATCGAGGCAAGGACGCAGCTGAAGGAAGAGGACCTAGACGCCCTGTATAACGACAGGATCAACCCGCTCGTTGCCTTCCAGATCCCCAGCAACAACACCAACGTTTCAACGCTGGTCGTCTGGGGTCAGAAGACGCTTCAGATCGCAGCCTCGGCCCTCGACCGCGTCAACGTCCGCCGCCTCCTCATCGAGATCAGGCGCCAGGTACGTGAGATCGCCCAGACGATCATCTTCGAGCC